GTATCCGGTAACGCAGTATCGGTGGGCACCCAAGCCTGCGGCTCAGTCGGTCGTGCATCGTGTACTACAACCGGCCATCCGATTTGAAAAGCGGCAGTGCCTTGATCTCCCGGAGGTCACGTTCGCCGACCGGGACGCGCCGATGACGCCGCAGCAGATCAAGTACTACAAGAAGCTCAAGACCGACATGCTCATGGAGGCAGCGGGTGAGGAGGTCAGTGCAGTTAACGCAGCGGTCAAGCTCAGCAAGCTGCTTCAGATTGCATGCGGCTCGGTCTACACGGACACGGGCGAGGTCGTGGATTTCGATGCAAGTAATCGCTTACACGCAGTCAAGGAAGTGATCGACGAAGCCTCCCACAAAGTGCTGGTGTTTGTGCCGTTCACGCACACTATCCTTCAAGTAAATCTGTACCTGCTCAAGCACGGTATTAGCAGCGCGATCATCAACGGCGAGGTACCCGTACACACGCGCACAGAAATCGTCAAGCGTTTCCAAGAAGCCGACGATATTCGCGTGCTGATCATTCAGCCGCAGGCCGCATCCCACGGACTTACCCTGACCGCAGCCGACACCGTCGTTTGGTACGCTCCCGTGACTAGCGTTGAGACCTACCTGCAAGCCAACGCACGCATCGACCGCCCCGGTCAGAAGAACGCCATGACAGTGGTGCACATCAAGGGCAGTCCCATCGAGGCTCGGCTGTACCAACTGCTGCGCAGCAACATCTCCAACCACGAGAAGATCATCGAGCTTTACAAACAAGAATTGTCGGAAGGTACTTGACAAAGTCAAGTTACCCTCCATAATAAGACCCACCACAACCAAGAAGGAGCGAACCGTGGACGACCAAGTCCAAGACCAACCTACCCCCACGATCAGCGGCGTGCCGCTTGAGCAGCTTACGGCTACGTACATCCGTATCCGTGACGCACGCACTGATCTCAAGCGCAACTACGAGCGTGCCGACAAAGAGTTGGAGAACCAACTCAAGCTCATCGAAGGCGAGATGTTGGAGATCTGCAAGTCTGTGGACGCCAACAGCATCAAGACCAACTCAGGGACGATCATCCGTTCAGTCAAGTCACGGTACTGGACGAATGATTGGGATTCGATGTACAGCTTCATCGAGAAGCATCGTGCATACGCCCTGTTGGAGAAGCGGCTTCATCAGACTCACATGAAGCAGTTTCTTGAAGAGAATCCCAATAGCCATCCCGCAGGGCTCAATGTCGAGCGGGAATTCACCGTGGTCGTTAGACGTTCCAAGGAAAGTTAGAAATGAGCAACATCATCCTCAGCCAAGACCTCCCCGACTTCCTGCAAACCGCAGGCGTAAGCGAACTGACCAAGCAGCTTGCGGGTCGCTCTGGCGTTAAGCGCATCGTGCCCAAGAACGGCACGTTCAAGCTCGTCGTCGGCGGCGAAGAGATGGGCAAGATCAAGGGCGATCTCAACGCCATTGTGGTCAACGCTGCACCCAAGGTGGGCCGCATCTTCTACGCTAAGGCGTGGAGCCCCGATGCCGAGCCGACCGCTCCCGACTGCTTCAGCAATGACGGCATGACGCCCGACGCTAAGGCAGTTAACCGTCAGTCGCACAACTGCAACGACTGCCCCCAGAACGTCAAGGGTTCGGGTCAGGGCCAGTCCAAGGCGTGCCGCTACAGCCGTCGCATTGCAGTGTTGCTTGAGCAGGACTTCGGCAGCACCCTTGAGGGTCAGGTGTATCAACTGAACCTCGCTTCCAAGTCGCTGTTCGGCGACAACGTCGGCGATGCGTTCACGTTTGAGAACTACACCAAGTACCTCAGCAGCAACGGCAAGAGCATCGACTACGTGGTCACGCGCATCTCGTTCAACGACGAGAACGACAATCAATCCGTGCTGTTCAACCCTGTGCGCTACATCAACCGCACGGAGTACGAGGCAGTCGGTAAGGTTGCCGGTACCGAGCAGACCAAGGCGCTTGTCACCATGACTCCCTCCCAAGCCGACGGCGTTGTGAAGCAGCCTGCTCTGGCTGCGCCCAAGGCCGAGGAGCCCGAGCCTACCAAGCGTGCAAGCAAGAAGGCCGACCCGGAAGCTCCGTCTGGTAAGAAGAACCTTGCCGACGTGGTCTCTGCGTGGAGCGACGAGGACTAATAGATGACATACGGGTACAGCCAACAAACCGTAGCGGCGAACAAAAGCGCCGATAAGCGTCTGTTAGGCGTAGCGTTGGGCCGTGCTTGCATTGCCAAAAACGTGCCCGTATCAAACGTAGCCAAGGCTTTCGGTGTTTCCCGTCAGACCGTGTACAACTGGTTTGAGGGGAAGCACGGGCCGAAGCTGGAGTTGATACGGAAAGTAGAAGCCTACCTCGCACGCCTGACGAAGCAGTAATCCGGGTAGCGGGGCCAAGCGCCCCGCACTTCCCCCCTTTCAATCCAACACCCAATGACAAGCAACTTTGATTTGCTAAGCGTAGTACTCCCTCCAGAGGGTATGTACTGCTCATGGGGCAAGGGAAGATACATAGAGCAGACGTTCCACGAGACACGCGAAGAGCTTGACAAGAAGACTAAGTGGCTCGTAGATAACGGCTTCGATGCGTACTTCGGCTGCGCCAAGTTTGGAGATGCAGGACACAGAGAGCATTCCAACGCCAAGTTCTTCCGATCACTGTGGATGGACATTGACTGCGGCCCAGATAAAGCAGCCCCCAACAAGAAGGGCAAGATCTGCGGCTACATAGACCAGCGTACTGGTTTGGAAGCAGTTAAGGCTTTCTGTAGAAAACTAAATCTCCCCCGCCCCATCATCATCGACTCGGGTTACGGCCTGCACTTCTATTGGGTGCTGTCCGAGACCCTTCCCCGCAACGTGTGGGAGTCGTTGTCCAAGCGCCTGCGCGACCTCGCGTTGGAAGAAAAGCTGATCGTGGACACGGCTGTGTTTGAGGCATCTCGCGTACTGCGGGAGCCCGGCACGTACAACTTCAAAGACAAAGAGAACCCGCAGGTTGTAACCGTCGTCAACGATCAGTACGACGTACGCAGCTACGAAGACTGGAAGGCGCTGATCAACGCGCCCGAGCCTGAGGAAGAGCGCGACTACATCCCTCGTCGGATGAGCCCACTGATGGAGTCCATGCTGGAAGATCGCGTCAAGCGTTTCAGCACCATCATGATCAAGTCAGCCAAAGGAGAAGGCTGCAAGCAGTTGCTCTACTGCTACGAGAATCAAGCCGACATTGAATACAACCTGTGGCGCTCGGCCCTGTCTATTGCGACCCACTGCATCGACCGCGACGAAGCCATCCACAAGATGTCGAAGGATCACCCCGGCTACTCAGAAGGGGAGACCGAGAAGAAAGCCGCTGACATTGGTGGCCCTCACTTCTGCACGACCTTTGAGCACGAGAACCCCGGTGGCTGCGAAGGGTGCCCCAACCAGGGCAAGTTCAAGTCGCCCATCATGCTCGGCCTGGAGATCGCCAGAGAAGAAGCGCCCGACGACGGTGACGGCGAAGAGGGCGAGCACGCTACCGCTAGCGTCACATATCCACCCTTGCCAGACCCGTACTTCCGCGCTAAAAGTGGTGCGGTCTACATGACAGTCGGCGAAGAGGAACCCCCGGCCCTCGTGTACGAGAACAACTTGTACGTAGTCAAGCGGATGAAAGATCCGTTTGCGGGTGAAGCGGCTTTGATGCACCTGCACCTGCCACGAGACGGCCTCAAGGAGTTTGTCGTACCACTGTCGGAACTCGTGGTGAAGGAGCGCCTGCGCGAAGCGTTGGCCAAGCAGGGTGTTGCAGCAGGGGAAACCCAGACAAAGAACATCCTGAACTACCTCATCAGTTCAGTAAAGAACCTACAAATAACAGGCAGAGCAGAAATCATGCGCACACAGTTTGGTTGGGTCGATAAGGACTCAAAGATCATCATCGGTGATCGGGAGATCACAAAGGACGGCTCGTTCTACAGCCCACCGTCCACCACCACGCAGAGCATCGTGGAGCACGTAAAGCCGACTGGCTCGTTTGAGAAGTGGAAGGAGGCATTCAATATGTACTCTCGTCCCGGTTTGGAGCCGCACGCATTTGCTGCTCTTACTGGGTTCGGATCGCTGCTGCTCAAGTTCACGGGTATTAGTGGTGCCATCATTAACGTGATTTACCCAAAGTCTGGCACTGGCAAGTCCACTACGCTGTACATGTGCAACAGCATCGTTGGGCATCCCAAGCAGTTGGCCTCAATCTGGAAAGACACCTACAACGCAAAGATGCATCGCCTGGGCGTGCTCAACAACCTCGCCAACACCATCGACGAGATCACGAACACAAGCCCTCTGGAGTTCTCCGACCTCGCGTACAGCATCAGCCAAGGCCGGGGCAAGAACCGGATGAAGGCATCCTCCAACGAAGAGCGTGTGAACCTGACGAGTTGGCAGGGCATCACCCTGACCTCAGCTAACGCTACGTTCTACGAGAAGCTGCGTCTGGCCAAGGACTCCCCGGACGGCGAATCGATGCGCTTGTTTGAGTATCAGATCGAACCCACGAGCGTCATCGGCACTGCCGAGGGCAAGCAGATGTTCGATCAGCAGTTGATGGAGAACTACGGCCACGCCGGGGACATTTACGCGCAGTGGCTGGTCAACAACCTTGAAGAAGCCATCGCTACCCTGCGCCAAGTACAGGCAAAGATCGACGCCGAGGTGCAGTTCACCGCACGGGAGCGTTTCTGGTCGGCCATCGCAGCGTGCAACATCACCGGGGGCTTGATCTCCAAGAAGCTCGGCCTGCACGACTACGACATGAAGGCCGTCTACACATGGCTCAAGGGCATGCTCAGTTCAATGCGTGAGGAGATAGCCCCTCCCGCTACGGAAGTCACCAACATGCTCGGCGACTTCATCAACAGCCACATCAACAACATTGTGGTTGTCAACGGTAGAGCCGACGCACGCACCAACCTTGACAGCGCACCCATCCTTGAACCGAGGGGGGAACTGCACATCCGCTACGAACCGGATACCAAACGCATGTTCGTGACGGTGGCCTCCCTGCGTGCCCACTGCGCCGAGCGCCAGATCAGCTACAAAGACTGGCTCAAGCAGATCGAGAAGAAAGACATCCTTGTCGGTGTGATCAACAAGCGTATGTCCAAGGGCATGAAGATCGTGGCCCCGGCTGTGCGTGCAGTTGAACTCGACACCACCAAGGATGAATTCCTGAAGATGGACGAGTA